TGAATACTTCGCCCTCAGGATCAGGGGAAACAGTATGTATCCAAGTTACCTAGACGGCGATACCGTCATCTTCAGAAAACAGAACGATTGCGAGAACGGCGACGATTGCGCGGTGATGGTCAACAGCGATGATGCGACGTTCAAGCGCGTAAAAAAGAGCGAGGACGGCATCGCCCTCATGCCCCTCAACCCTGATTATGATGTCAGGTTCTTTACGAACAGGCAGATTGAAGATATTCCGGTCAGAATAATCGGCGTTGCTGTTGAAATCAGACGGAGCTTGAAAAAATAAGGGGGTACACAATGAAAGATGAACAAGAAAAAGCAAAAGAAAAAAGCGAGGGGTCTGCTCCCCTCGCAAAACTATCGCCGTCAGGTGTACGTCGGGCGGCGGGATGACGGATCAAAGCGGTACGTCACGTTCACCGGGTCATCCCCTGAAGAAGCGGACGCGCTTGCTTCGGAGTTCAAGCTCCGCGCCCGCCAACTCGTCCGCGAAGGCGTAGCCGTCGACGATATCCCACGTGAGGAGCAGCCTGTAAAACGAACGGACACCGTCGAGCATTACGTCGACCAATACATCGCCACAGCGCGCGCTACAGGGCTTTCTCCCTCAACCCTATTAGGGTATAGCCGCATCGCGAAACGCGCCTACAGCACGTTTAAAACCCGCTCTATCGACGCTCTAACGCTTGAAGCGGTGCAGCAGTACATCAACGATCAGGCCACGCGCGGCCTGTCTGCAAAGAGTATCCGAAACGAACTCAGCCTCCTGACGTGTGCGCTCCGAAACGTGCGACCTGACCTCAATCTCCGTCTGATTCGTCTCCCCCGCCGCACAAAGACGGAGATGCAGATACCCTCGAACGAACAGATCGCCCGGTTGCTTGATGCCTCGCGCGATACGCCGCTCTATATCCCGCTCCTGCTGGCCTCGATGTGCGGACTGCGGCGCTCAGAAATCTGCGCCCTGTCATGGGCTGACGTTGACCTGAAAAGCCGAACGATTCACATTCACTCAGCCGAGGTTAAAAACGAGGACAACGGCTTCACCGTCAAAGGCACGAAAACGGCGGCGGGCGACCGGGTTATCAACATTCCCTCAACAGTCGCGGCAGAACTCGCCCGCTCGCGTACCCTCTCCCCTCGCGTTACCGAGCTGACCCCCGATGCAATAACCCGCAGATACGAACGCTTGCTTGACAGGCTGACCGACGAAGAACACCCGCGCATCCCCGGTCGCTTCCACGATCTACGCCATTATCACGCATCCGTGATGGTCGCGGTAGGCGCTCCCGACAAGTACATCAGCTCGGACATGGGACACTCTTCTATGGAGATGGTGCGGCGGGTTTACGGACACGTTATGAAGGACAGACAGCAGTCCATAAACGAGCAAATGGAGACCCATGCAGACGCGATTTTTGGGCAAATACAGCATGAAATACAGCACGAAGCTAAATAGTGACGTAATAGCTAGATTCGTGAGGGGTTCGATTCCCCTCACCTCCACCATTTTAGGAAATCCAGCAAGTAAAAGAGCTTGCTGGATTTTTCTTTTAATTCTCTGTTTTTCGGGTGTCTTATATTCAACGAGAACCGCAAATATTTAACGGTTACAGTACGGGTTTGACGAAAAAGACAGCACGAAAGACAGCACGAAAAAAAGCCGCCCCGAAGGGCGGCAATCTTTCTTATTCTTCAGGCGGGTGTGTCTCTTCGTAATCGTCGATGATGAACGGCGTATTGTTGCCAGCGTCGGCGAGTCCCTCACCGATGATATAGGCCACAACGGACGCGCCCGCCATGATCAGCGCGGCGACCTGCTGGGCATCGCTTTCCCCAGCTCCACGGTAGATCATGAGCATCGTAACAAACGAGCAGACAGCGGCCCAAAACTTGCGGGACGTGAGTTTGCGCTTCAAAGTTTCCATAAAGCAACCCCCTTCTCAAATAACGTTTATGCGAATTTGCGGTAACTGTTTTTAACCGTCGTTTTGTCCATGTGGACGTACTCCATCGTTGTATCGATCTTGTCGTGTCCGAGGATCATTGAAACCTCCTGAATCGGCATACCGTGCGCGATCAAGCTCGTTGCAAGCGTTCGCCTGAATCTGTGCGGGTGGACATTCGATACGCCTGTCCTTCGCTCCAATTGCTTAAGCATGAACCTCACGCCGCCCGGCTGAAGCCGCCCATGGCGTTGCCCGACGAACAGCGCGTTGTTCGCGTCCTTGCGGGATGCAAGGTAACGCTGGAGAAGCATCACGGCGACGCTGTCGAGGTACACGACCCGCTCTTTATTGCCCTTGCCAAGCACCGTACACTCCGATGCAATGAAGTCAACGTCCGTCCGATCCAACGCGCACACCTCGCTGATTCTGCACCCGGTAGACAGCAGAAACGCGATCATTGCGCGGTCGCGGAGCGATCTGCAAGCCTCTTTCAGACGCTCAATATCTGTTGGGCTGTACGGCTCGCGCACAACCTTCATGCACTTCACCGGGCCAAGGTTGGCGCATGGGTTGTGCGGGATCAGGCCCTCGTTAAAGAGCCAGCCGAAATAGGATGAGAATATATCACGATAGCCCGCGAGCGTCCTGTCCGCGATGCCCCGCCGCTTTTCGGACATCAGAAACGCCCTGAGGTGATAGACTGTGACCTTCTCGGTCGCTACGTTGTTCTCTTTCAGAAACCGCTTGATGATGTAGGCATAGCGTTCTAGCGTCTTGGGCGAGCGGCCCTCGACCTCTTTTGCTTCGACGAAAGCCTTGAGGTAGTCGCCGCAGTCTACGACCTCTTTCTGTTCCATGTCAAACATGGCGAGGTTTTCGCCGATGAGCGGCATAACCGCCTGTAGCTGTTCGACGGTCAACACCCTTCCGAGTGCCTTTTCGGTGTCGCGGAGAAACACTTGCTTCGATGCGATAGACATAGAAAAACCATCCTTTCTGCATTGCGCATCAGGACGGTATTGTGATATACTCATACCGTCCTTTGGTGGACGGGGCAGACGCAATCTCTTGGCGGGGGTTCGTCTGCCCCTTATTTACTTGGCTTAATTATACGCTAGATTGGACGGATTTGCAAGAAAACTCTTGCTTAAGGTGTCCTTTAAGAAAGAAGAGTACCAAGAAATGCTTTGATTTTTGTAGAGAGAATCTTGTGTCCGATAGCGTTTGGATGAATGCCGCTTGAAGGATCATCTGTATATACAAGATTTCTAAAATTTTCATCCCAAGGTCTTAGGCCGGATTCTACGTACAAATCCATAAATGGGATTGAACGTCTTTCACAACACGCTTTAAGCGCCGCGCTATAGTCTTTGCCGAATGTGCCACTACTTGTAATCTGATTGATACTCACCCAGGGACAAGGCGAAATTACTCCAAGATTTGCGAGTGGTACTCTAGCAAATAGCGCGTCAAAAGCGTCATTGATATAACCGCATATTGATGCAGTACCAGAATCGGTGGGGTCACCAATCGGCAAATTGTTGTAGTTGTAATCATTGAATGAGCCAAATATAGTATAAACATCTGCATCAGTCGGAACACTTGCCATTCTTGTTACAAAGTTTCCTGCTGTGCCATTTGGGTTAGCGTAACCAGTCCCTCCAACGCCATAGTTGTTTACTATAATTCCTGTTTCATCTGCAACATACTCACAATATCGTTTTGTTGATGTGGTGTTAACCTCTGTTAAGCTATCACCGATGCATACCCACTTTTTACCTACCCAATTTGTGCCAGAAACACCATTAATATATGATACACTTGCCTGTTGGTATCCTGTTCCAGTATATTGTGATACTCTTACATATTTTGCATTATCTGGAACATTGACAAACACTGAATATTCAATTAATCCAGATGTTTCAGGAGTTTTTGCGTTTATAAATATTCCATTTGAATCATAAAATGCAAATAACGCATTTGGTGTAGTGGTGGAAGCAACAATTTTCAAGAAATCATATGCGCTGATATCTATTTGGTCTGAAACGCCAAAAGCTATACTATCAAAATCTCCTACCGTTCCATTGTTGTATAACAGTTTTCTACTATTTATCGTTATTGGTAATCGTTCCAACGCAAATGAGGATTTCAATTCATTAAATAGTGGCGGCAAGCCATCATCACCGTAATAAACAACATTTGACGGCATAGCATCTGTTTTAATTCTGTCCGCTGTATCAAGCGTGATATATGGCTGATTATATAGTTTTATGTCATCAATATTCTGTTCTTCTGTTCCGCTATAATAATTGATAAGAACCCATGTAACATCGTTTGGGACTACAAACTCTCCATAATTTCCATTCAAGTTAATTGACATAGCGGTATAGGTTTCTCCAAACTCAAACAATCCGCTATTGTTG